TCATGCGACTGGATCAGGCGCAACCTGGCCGAGGAACACCACGCAGCCGCCCGCGAACGGCTCGGCGTGCCGCTGAGGGACCCGTGTTGAGCGAGGTCGCCCCGAATTTCAAAGTTCCCCGGATAAGATCCCCGAAGCACCTGGCACGCATCCGGACTTTGCCTTGCTCAGTCCCGGGATGCAGGAGGGGGGGGCCGGTGGTCGCGCACCACTTGACATGCGGGCCGGAACCGAAAGCGCGAGGACTCAAATCAAGCGACCTATGGGTTTTGCCGACCTGTTGGCACCACCATGACGCGAGGTCAGGTGCAAGCCTACACAACCGAGGGGATGAGGCGGCGTGGTGGGCTGAAATGGGAATCGATCCAATCGCCCTCGCACAATCTCACGCCGACGAAAGCCGACGACTCGGATTACTGCCATGAGCACAAACCAAAAGCTGACACCTGAGCAAATCGCGAAAATCCGACTGCTCGACGACTTCGATTTGATTATGCTGATCAGCGATATCCACGATCACGGCTGGCCCATCGCCGAGAAAACCCTGGCACTCATGCCAAACGGCACTGCCGCGCCCGCACCAAAAAAGCGATGACTCAAGAGTCGTCGTCAGTCAGGCTCCCTCGACCGCTCGAACTCGTCCAAAGCGGCGAACGCCGCGTCGATCCCCATACGCGCCCGCGTTAGCGCCCGGCGCGCCTCGAAAATCGCGACCCCGCCGGTCATCGCTGATTGCGGGGGAAGGTCACGCTTCGCCGCCGCTTTCACGTTGGGGAACCGGTCGCCGGTCTTGATCTCCGCGATCCGCCCGGCGTTCACGCCAAAAAACGACGCGATGTCGTGCTGGCGGTCGCCGCGGTCCAGCATCCCTTTCACGAGCGCGCCTTGCTCTTCGGTAAGTCTCATGCCTCCGCCCCCCAGACTGTCCATCCCAAACGCTCGCCCCGCGCGAACATTTCGATCGCCGGAACATTCGGGAACAGATCCTCGATCATCTCCGCGAAAATCCCTGGCTTGGCGCTGTGTTTTCCCACCGTCCCATCGATCGCCGAACAATATTGCTCGCCAGGGGCGGGGGCCGGAACCGATCCGCGCGTCCCCACCAGCAGCAACTCATGTTTGTTGCGGAACCAGTAACCGGTGCCGACCCGGTCCTTCACCCAAACGCAATGACTCTTGTAGGCGAACCCCCAGGCTTCCATGACTTCCAGGGCTTCTGGCAGCATCGGTGCCGTCGCCCACAAGAAGAGCACGCAATCGTCCGCTGCGGGCACCGCCATCGCCTTGATCGCGTCCACCGTCATGGTCTCGTAGTGGTTGTCCGCCGCCCGATCCAGGCCGGTGTCGCGGGACCGAGGCTCAAACCGCCAGGGGGGGTCCGCGTAGATTACCCCGTATAACTTCGTGCCCAGCCGCTTCATCGCCTTCTTCGTGGTCTCCGCGAACTCGCGTTCCCGCTTTTCCCGCCGAGGCTTCTTCAGCAGGCTGTTGACGGTGGGCACTTTGGGTTTCGCCATCGCCGCGTTAATTTGCTCAACAGGCAAAGCGGCGAGTTGCTGCCAATTCGACGACTGGATTTTGGTGATGCCGATATCGGCCAGCTTCTTTCCCGCGGTAACACCTTCTGACCACGGGAGTTCCGTGCCTTTTTTCAGATTGCCTTTGGCAAGCTCCATCTCCGCCAGCATTTCGCCCATGCGACGTTCGCCCCGCAATCGGACTTTGCCGCAGTCGTGCTCGGCCTGAGTGTTCTTTGCTATTCTGGCGCATTGCTCCAGCGCGGCGGCCATGTCGCGGATATTCTTGACTTCATCAACTTCCAGCGCTGCGTCGATGGCTCGACACATCGCATCATACCGGACAAGACCCCCTCGCTCGTCATTCGGCCAGTTGTCGGGTAATTGCTCGTCAGCCATCGGTCGAAGCTCCTTTCGATCCAGGGTCAGGGCCGGTTCCCGGTGTTACCAGCACCGTCCGGCCCGTCGCTATTCTGGCTTCCTCTGCTCGCACTCGGCAAGCCGGTCCCGCGCCGCTTCGACGGCGAAGCGCAACCGCACAATTTTGGCCTGATATCGCGTCGGTAGGTCAGGCTCCATCGCCTCACGGATGACCGGCATGGCAAGCCAGAGAACCGCCGCCAGCATCACCAGGGGCGGCACGATGCGGCCCCACAGCAGCGAGTCGCCCGGACCACTGACAGGATCACGGTGGGTCAGCGCGATCCAGATCGTGCGCCAGCGGTTCTTGTGAGGCCACTCCGCGATAGTGAGGTGTTCCCGGGAAACATCAAACCATGGCTTGCCCGCGGCACGCCAGGCGTTCCCTCGTTCAACGTTGTTCATCGGACTGGTCCTTTGGGGGCGCCCGGAACCCGGCCCGGAACGCTGAGCGGGCATACTTCAGCGCGCACCGCATCGAGCAAAACGGCGGATAATCCCAGCGGGGGACCTCCGCCTGGCACCAGGCGCACAAGCGAACGACGTGCTTGCTCCGGTTCGCGTGCGTCAGCCCGTAGGTCATGTGTGATACTCCTTGCGCCGCCGACTGATCTGCACCGCGACCCCGTGCAAGAGCGCCAGCCGTTGCAGCTTGCGGAGCGCCGCCTTCTGCGCCGATGACCGCTCTCGCTCGTTCACCGGCAGCGCGTATTCCCAGGTCCGCGCCGTCCCCTTTCGGGGAGGCGCTTCGACCCGATACCAGGCCCAACCGTCCTGTGTCTCGGAAATTGCCACGATTCAGCCCTCCACCGTCGCGGGGTCGATCACGAACCAATCTTCACCCCCGCCGCCAAAGTAAAGCTGCACGGCCTCATCATCCGGCATCGCCGCGTAATCGGCCAGGCTCACGCCGTTCGTATATTCCGGCCAGGCCACGGCGTTGTAGTTCCATCGCTTCCGCGCCCATTCCGCCAGCGCCTTGTTAGCGGCCTTCTCGGTCCGGAAAACGCGCGTGGTCGTGCCGCCTTTGTGGTCGATGGTCAGCGTCCAGACTTCGTCCAACTTCGTTTGTGACATGGTCAGTCCTCCCCCAGATACGCCGCCGTCATGTCGGCAAGCGCCTGCTCCTCAGGCGCCACGGTGACAGCCTCAACGCTAAAATCGGTCAGCGAGGAATCTTCGGCGTAATCATAAAAATTGAGGGCGCCGCCCTCGTCGAGCCGCCGCGCGGCGGCCATCGCTTCGGCCTCGTTCGCGGCCTCGATCCACACGGTTGACCGATACCAAATCGTCGCGCGGTATTCGGCCTTGATCCTGAATTTCGGCATGGTTCACTCCTTCCCCTGAATCCCCGGGGAGCGGGCAACGGTCCTGCACCATTGCGCTTACCACCCCGGACGGCCCGGGCATGGCAAGCGGCATGGTCAGTCGTGTCCGATCTCGTCCGCGATGGCCTGGTCAATCGCCTCCCTGGCCTGCCTCAGAAGCTCGCTAACGCCTTCGGGACCGTCCAGCGGGACATGAGCACAGACCCACTCCGCCAGGCCATCCAGAGCCGCCAGCACCGGCCCGGAGCGCCGCCAGAGCCGCGACCGGCCTTCGTCCACCACCTTGACCAAATACCAGCCATCGCCGTCCGGGCGCTCGCCCAGCGGCAATGTCACACTCTCAAAAACGTTCATCTCACCCCTCCTCATGGCGCACAGTGACCGGCCCGCTCGTCCGGTACACGTCGATCAGCAACGTCCCATCGTCCAACTCGCGAAACGAAATCAGCCCGCCCGCGCTTCGCGCTCCGAACTCAATGATCCGCTCGTTCGATGCGGCGTAGGTGTCCGCCACGCAGCGCGTGATGACTCTCGGTCGGCGCATGGCTCAATCCTCCGCTTCAGCAGGAACCGGACAGCCCGCCAGCCAGTGGCCACGGCACCGCACCGCGTCGGAATTGTTCACCGACCCATCGGCGCAAACGATCCCCCACTCTCGCGTGGTATTGTTGCCCCGGTAATCCTTCTGACCCCACCGCACGATGGAACCCGGCTCCGCTTCGATCTCGCAAACCTGAAGGTCCACGGTCGCCCCGAACTCCAGAACGGGATGCTTGCCCACCGGCCAATCCGTTACCCGGGCGATCCATGGTTTCCCGTAGCGGCGCGAATTGTAGGCGCCGACTCGTATCTCGACTCGCATTGTCTCACTCCAACCCCTGATTGCGCGGGGTGCCGCCAGCGTCCATCTGACCGCTGCGAGGAACGCCCGGGACAACCCCGGCACGTTCTTCGGCGTGGTCAGCAAATCCGAAATCCGCCGCAATCCTTCAGGAACGCGGCGAAATCGCGAATGTCCTCAACCTCCAGCGAATACCAGGTCTCGACGGGACGATCCCACCCCCGCCCGTCGCACCCATTGCACCATCCGACCTGGCCATACCGGGGATGGTCCGGCTTATGGCACCAGGTCTCATCGATCACGCGCGAAGGCTGGCCCATCTTCTGGCCAACCGCGTCCGTCCTGATCCCGGTCCCGCCGCAATGCTTGCAAGGCTTGTTCGGCAACCGGGCAAGCCTGGCATCGCGCGCCGCGACGTAAGCAGCCGCCGCACCGCTCGCGATGTCCTCTTCCAGATCACCCGCCAACCTCTCGGACGCAGCCGGACCCAAACCGGCGCCGTCGTTCGTGTGCCAGTAACGGCAACCGCTCGCCCGCACGGGATGGTTTTCCAGCACGTAATCAGCCAACGGGCGCCAACCCCACACATTGCGGCGGAAATACTCGCCCGTCTCGCTCTTCGGGCGCTTCCCGTAAACGTCCATTCCCATTTCACACACTCCCACCCCCGATCCGGGAGGCGCGGCAATGTCCACCTGGCCATTGCGCCAACCATGCCCGGGACAAGCCCGGGATGGTTCGCGGCATGGTCAGCCTTCCGTCCCTCGCGCCGCGGCAAGCGCGGATCGGCGCGTGGCGAACCCCTCGACAACCCGCCCGCCAATCCGCGCGCACCAGAACGTCACCCGCCGCTCGTCCGCGCGATTGGCTGATCCGGTGTAGGGATTAACCGTCCGGTTGGAGCGGTCCGCGCGTTCCACGCGAACCACCTTCCAAACCTCCGGGCGGCTCAGTGCCCGCGGTGCCATGTCACCCCGCCATCGTGCGAGTGATGGCCCGCCGTCAGCGCCTCGCGGCTCACCGACCGGCCCGCCAAAGCCTCGGCCCGCGCTATCGCCTGCTTGGCCAATACGCCGCCCGTCGCCATCACCATCCGGTAAGCACAAGCGTCCGTGACCCGGCTGGTCTCGCCCTCTTCCCAGCCACGGAACGCAACCGACCCCGTCGCCCGGGAAACGATGGCCTTGGCCTGGCCGCTCGCCAGCGCCGCGGACAGGCGCGCGATTGCCTCGCGCACCTCCGCCTTGCGTTGGTCGAAAGTCTGGCCAGCGGCCCGCTGTGTGTCGCAAGGCATCTCCGCCCCTCCTTACAGTTCAAACCCAAATTGCGGCGTGGCAGCCGCCCGCAAGACAATCGGCGCGGTGTCATCGATGCCAGCCGCCCCCGCCTGCGACCGCTCCACCTCGACGCCAGGCGCCAGGTCAACCGCCCGCCCGGTGACAACCGGCGCCGCGATCTCGCCCGCCTGGCCATCCTCGGGAAGGTCCAGAAAGGCGGCTCGGCCTCCGCGGATAACCCGCAACGTCGCCTGGTCAATCTCGACCGCAGCAGCCTCGCCCGCCTTGACGATCCGCCGTGCCGCCTGGCGTGCCACGTCAATGGCCGCCTGCGCCTTGCTGGCAGCCTCAGGCGTCAGCATCGCAGCCAGGTCCCGCGCCCGGTTCGCGGCGTCCCTCACCGCCTGCACGTCCAGTGCGATCAACCCGGCTTCCATGCGTTCCATCAGATCCCGCACCTCGGAATTGATCGCCCGCACCGCCTCGACATCGTCCGCGGCCACCCTTCCGACGATGATGTGAACCGCCATCCGCGTGACAGAAGCCCGCGAATTGAACTCGTTCGCGATTTCTTGCGCCTCGCGCACCGCACGATCCAAACGCTCGCGCTCGCTCTCCGGGCAAAGCAGCCCAAAGGATGAAGCCGAACAAATCGCCGTCACCAGCGAACGCGCCTTCCCCCGGAGCTTCACCGCTTCGTCGTGCTCAGCGGGATTTTCCACGAGCTTATTCGTTTCCCACGCGGCCCGCCGCGTCCCGTCCCATGCGATATGGTCCGGCTCAATCTCCTTCACCTTGTAGGTGACGTTCCCTTTGATCGTGGTCGAAAGCGACACCAGCAAACCTGGCCGCAAAGTCGAAACTCGCATGATTTCACTCCTACCCCTGAAAAACCCCGGAGAACGGGCAACCCAATGACAACGGCCATTGCGCCAGGTGCAGCCGGGACAACCGTCCCGGCCCACCTCGCGGCATGGTCGCTAAAGGTCGATGGACCGCACACCGCCAGCAGCCTTCACCGTCTCCGGTGTGGTCGCCAACCGCGCCCGCCCATCGGCCCACGCTCGCAATCGCTCGATTTTCTCCGCCGCGGTCTTCGCCAGCGGAGTCACCGTGCCAGCAGCCGCCAGCAAATCGGCCTCCGTCACCTCCCGCCCGCCATCGGCGAAAGCGGCATACAAGGCGTCAGGGACAAGCTCCGCCACCTCCGACCCGGTAAAGCCCACCGTCGCCGCCGCGACCGGCCCCCAGTCCCCAGCAGGCGAAGCCAGATGGCCGCGACCATGCGCCCGCAGCGCCGCCCGCACGATCTCGCCGCGCTCCGCCGTGGTCGGAAGGTCCACGAACCAGACCTGGTCGAACCTACCCTTTCGCATAAGCTCCGGAGGAAGCGCGCTCACGTCGTTCGCGGTGGCAATCACAAAGCTCTCTCCGCCCCGATCCTGCATCCACGAAAGCACGGTGCCCAAAGCATCGGACGACACACCGCCGTCCGCGGCGCCTTGCGTCGCCCCCGCAAGGGCTTTCTCGATTTCGTCAATCCACACAACACAGCGCCCGACAGCGTCGATAACCGACAGAGCCCGCCGCAAATTGCCCTCCGACTCTCCGACGAATTTTGACTTCAGCGCCCCAAGGTCCAGCCGCAAAAGCGGGACCTGCCAGGCCGTCGCAATGGCCTTCGCGGTCAGGCTCTTACCGCAACCCGGCACACCGACAAGCAACGCGCCCTTGGGTGCGGGCAGCCCGTAATCCCGCGCCGCTTGCGAATAAGCGGATCGGCGCGACACCAGCCACCCCTTGAGCACGTCCAGCCCACCGACAGCATCCAGCCCGCCAAGTAGCGGGTCGAACCACTCCAAGAGCCTTTCCCGCGAGATGACGCGCCGCTTCTCTTGCGCCACAACCGCCGCATCGATCCGACGCAGCCGCACAAGCGACTTGGCATAACACCCAGCCGCTTCCTCGCCCGACAGCCCAACCGCCGCGTCAATCGCCGCGTCCCGCGTCCCGTTCGGCGCCGCCGTCGCCTGCATCTCCTCCGGCAAGGCGGCAATCGCCGCGTCCAGAATGGCCGCGATCTCCGCCCGGTCAGGAAGCGGCCAGTCGACAACCGCGCAATGGTTCGTCAACTCGGGCGGAACGTCGGGCGACGTCGATATGATCACCAGCGCCTGCGCCGAGTCCCGCGGCACCGTCGGCAAAGACCGCGCCAGGTTCCGCACCGCCCGCACCGTGCTCATTCCCACCGGACCCACAAGCCATGGCCCAAGGTCCCGCATCACCCACACGCACCGCTCGGACCGCGCCGAACGGTCCAGGATCGCCCCCAGCATCGCAGCCGGGTCAGGACCGCCAATGTTGACCGCCCGCCCGTCAATGCCCGTGCAGCCCGCCGCGACGTCCCACAACCGGGTCAGATACCCCGCGCTGGCAGCGGCCTCGATCACCGCGCCTTCAACCCGCGCCTCCTCCCGGCTGTTGATCCAGATCACCGGGCAACGCGCCCGCAACAAGGCGGCCAAATCTGCCGTTTTTTCACTCGCACTCATGCTCTAACCTCCACCCCTGAAGCGCGGGGAACCGCCAACAGCCCGGCCATTGGAAAAGCCGGGACAAGCCCGGCAAGTCCAATCGTCACGCCTTGGAACGCGCATATTCGGCGACAATCTCATCGGCCTGGTCAACCAGATCACAGCACCAGGCACCCGCCTCAATCGCCGCCTTGTAAGCAGCGAAAGCCGCCTCGAAAGCCACATGCTCAGTCGTCACGATGTCCAACCCGCGACCACGCGAGTAAGCAGCAACAACCCCATAAGTATCACGCACAGTAAAGCCCTCCGGTAAGCACAAGCACAATCGCTTGAACTTGCCGGAAGGCAGTCACCAGCACAAAGCAGAAAGAAACCTCGCCGCGCCATGTCGTGCGTTCCCGCACCTGGCCTTAGCTCACTGACGCTACGCACCTCGACGATTTGTGTTCGCTCTGGTCTCGCGTGTTTTCTACTCTCTCAATGCTGGCAATTACCTGCCACCCCCCTGCCTCTCATCGCGAAACAGGCGGCGCGTGGGTCACAGCGCACCGGCTTTGGCGCATGGGCATTTGTGAGACCCATGCGGGCAGGGAAACCCCCGCGAACCGGCGCGATCGCTCTTCGCGCCTTGAAGGGACCAACTATCCCTGCTTTTTGTGCGCCTTCACCTGGCTTCCCAGCGGCCCGCGGGCTTCGCTCCCGCGCCCCGCCAGTCGCCCGGCGGTCCCCCGTATATCGTGGGGAATGGATTGCTTGTATATCCACAAATACGCATAGCAGCCATGCGTTACAGAATATCTAGGATATCCGTGGATGCGATAGGCTCCGCCACATGGCAAAGCTCACAAAGTCAATCATCATCCGCGTCTCGCCCGAGGAACTCGCAAACCTCGAAGCCCTCGCCAAAGCCCGAAGGCACCGAACCGGCGAACCAACCACACGAGTCGATCTCTTGCGCGAAGGCGTCCGGCTGCTCGTCGAACGCGAAGCCCTACAGCACCAGGCACCGCCAGCCGCCAAACTCACCCAAGAGGAGCGGGACTACCTCGCGACCGTCCAAGCGACGCCAGCCCTACAACCACGCCAGGCGCCACCGCGCCCGGCTCAGGCTCCACAACCCAACCAGGCCCCAGCACACCCGGCACCAGCCAAGCCACCCGCACCACCACCTACACCAGCCCGCCAGGTGGACGTCACACCGCGCTTCCGACAACTCAAACGAGACCGGGCACCGCTATGACCAAGCTCCGATGGGATCGAGCCAAACGAACCGAGACTTACTCGGATCAACAGGCCTGGAACGCAGCCGCCCGAACCATCGCACCTAAAACACCAAAACGAGCTGATACGGGAAAACACCAAAACAACCCGCCAGGCACGCTCCCAGCACTCCACTTTCAGGACCGCGACGCGCGTATGACCGTCGCCGCTCTTCTCGCAAGAGGATACCCGCCAGAAGTGGTCGCCGCCCGAACCGGAATGAAGCTCGATCAGGTCCGAGCAATTCAGGCCACAACCACACGTTGAATGGGTATGTATATTGTTGCGTGCATCGTCGAAAGTACTCCCCCGCGCGCACGCGCGTGACGTAGTACTCTGAACTAAGCTCAGTACTAGTAAGAAAGCCCCAATTTCACCCAGTCAAGACCACACCAGAAAAACGGCTAAAAACGCCGCTAAATCACTCCGGCACCCGACGAACTCTTGACCGACCGCTTACGGGAAACGACAAACCACCGAACCAAAAGCGGAGCCCAAACGTGACCGGTAAGCAACGCGCCTTCGTCAATGCCTACATCGCAGGTGGAATGACGAACGCAACAGAGGCTTACCGGCGCGCATATCCAAACTCGAAAGCGTCCGCAGCCGTCCAGGGACAGGAGGCGCAAAGGCTCCTTAAGCACCCTGTAATATCCCTCATGATCGAGGATTGCCGGGTCAAGGCCGAGGCAGAACGCGAGAAAATCGCCGCTCGATACGTCGTGACAAAGGAGCGGATCAGCCACGCCTTAAGCCTGATGGCGTTCTCCGACCCCCGCGATTTTTACAAATGGCAAGACGGCGGCGACGTGACTTTGAAGCCGTCCGCGGACCTCACTGACGAGCAAGCTGGCGCCGTCCAGGCTGTCTCATCCGCCGTTACAAAGTATGGTCGCAGTCTAAAAGTTGAACTCGCGGATCGTCGTGGCGCGTTAATGGACCTTGCGAAGCTCCACGGCCATATCGTTGAAAAGAAAGACGTTCGGGTTATCCAGAGCTTGGAAGATTTGTCGGAGGCCGAACTTCTGGCACTCGCCGGACAGGTCCCAGCGGCGGTGCCGGACGCGACCACGAAGCACTGATCGACGGTGCCGCGCGGGGTCCCTTCCCTCCGAGTCGGTCCGTTAGCGGTCGACTCCGGGCATTTCCGCCATTGTTAGGGCTGTCAGCGGCGATACCTAACGCCCATACAAATGTCGGATGCACCCGCAAACGAACGTTTGATCATGATCCCGCGCGCACCAGGGACGACGGATCGCAGCCAATCCGTATGTAATCAGTAGGTTACGCTTCTACCCTCACCGGGCATGGCAGAGCCATACTTTAGCGACCCCCCCCCTCGCCCCTACGCACAAAATTAAATCTTGTCCAGGTTGCCCTCGTCACGGGCTCAATTTTCCAACCTCACGAAGGAGCCCTGGGTGATTTGCGGATCATCAAGCCGCGCTCCCCATGGGTTTGGCTGCTGTTGGGTGGCCAGGTCAAATTTTGGACGGCCAAATTTTTCACGGGTAGGATTTGGAACGGGGCGTGGAGATTGACGGATGTCAACTGGATTGAGTGGTTCGGGTGGTTTGGTTGGTTCGGCTGTATCGGCTGGTTTGTCGGTTCGTGAGGCGGCGCGGAGGGAGTTGGATCGTCGGGCTCGGTTGATGGAGAAGGCTCGGGAGGCTGAGGGTGATTTGCTGGCGTTTGTTCGGATGTTCTGGCGGGTGTTGGAGCCGGAGAAGAAGCTGATTGAGGGTTGGGTTCTGGATTGTTTGTGCGATGCGCTGATGGCGGTGACGGACGGTCATTTGACGAGAGTCAACATTAACGTCGTTCCTGGTTCGATGAAGTCCTCGTTGTTGAATTGTTTGTGGCCTGCGTGGGAGTGGGGTCCGCAGGGGATGCCTTGGTTGCGGTATTTGAGTGCGTCGTATTCGACGGGGATTCCGGAGCGGGACAAC